GTCCCCTTTTAAGGTAGTTAAACCCCCAAAACTAACAGAAAGTCGGCCGTTAGGCTAGACCATTGTTAGTTCCATGACTAGCGAATGAAAGTCATGGGTCGGCAACCAATTGCTGGTTGACGAATAGCTCTCACGAGCTATCTTTGCCCGGGTTTTACGCCGGAAAGTGACCTCAGGAAGATACTCGAGCGCGCCGTAAGGCGTACTCTTGGACCCTCTGAGGGAAACACCCATCAGCCAGGGGCTGTGTCGCTCTCTCTCCAGACGTGCCTTATCGGGCACGGGAGAGTGGACAAGCTCCCTCCATGTCCACGTTGCGTTGCTCCTTTCGAAGGTGCAATGTGGACACGAAAGGTGCTCATCTCCTAACGAAGTGATCGCGGTATCAACGTTCCCTGGTAAGGGACGGAAGAACCGTAAATCACCTGGTAAGTATCCCACAAGGAGACTTCTCACCGGGGCGAAGAACTTGCTAGTTCGTTCGCTTCGTTGCGTTAGGTTGAGCGTCTTGAAGAGACCTTCGACGGTGTCGAAGGTATAGTCAAGGGTGTACGGACGAACGTCCTCACCTGCGAACCAGTCCGCGCCGCACGATTCTCTGAAAGGACCCTCCAGGAAGGTCTTCTCAGTGTTCGCTTGAAAGCCGTAGTGTCTGAGCATGCTCAGCACCTTGGCAGCGCAATGTTGCCTCACGATGATATCGTCCCCGTAGACACTAAAGTCCACGCCGGGAACGCCAGCATCGCAAGCGAAGCAAATTGCAGCGAAGGTAATCGTTTCGACCGGAAAGCAGAACCCATTCCCCATGCTGCACAGCATATTGTAGCGCTTCACAGCGTTATCGTAACTGTAACAGTGACTTCGGGTCCTCTCGAAGAGGCTAACCCAGTCTGGGGGATATAGGTACTTCACCGGAGACAGCGCGTTGCTATTGCTAGCGTTGCGTAAGTCTATGGTGACGAACCCATTCTGCGAATCATCAACCGAGCCCTCACGGGCGAGTTTCTGATTCAGACTCTGATCAGAAAGATCCAATCCAACTTTAAGGAGTTTCCCCCTCAAAACTAGATCGATGCCCTTCTGCACGAATCCATTGAGCAGAGGCTCCACCGCTATTGACCGATGGGTCTTCGCGGTTTTCGGCACAAAGCTAATGTTGTTGCTGTCTACAAAACGCACTCGCGCCAGATACCTATTGAAGGCTTCCTGGTAATCGAGGCAGGCGATCTTGCTCCCATCACTATATTCCCGAAACTCCAAAAGAGTCTCAAGGTAGTGGTGGTTCCGCATGATACCTGCGAAGGCGTGATGTAGGGCGCCGGGTGTTACGGTCCACTCCTGTTCGTCGCTCAGTTTCCTGATGACGTGAGTGGCATCGCCGTGAACACCGACTGAGGCACCATTGCCGAAGTCACACTGTCTGAAAATAGAAGGATAGCTGGGGGTCGATCCAATTAAGGACCGAATCCATGCCATGGCCTTCTTCCCTTCCGCTCTAAAAACATCCCGTGAGGGATCAATCTTGAGCAGATCAAACTTGCGATTAATCCGCCCGCATCGGTTCTCACCTTTGCGGAACGACTCCATCGCAGATCTTTCAGGATCCAGCTCGACGAGCTTTGGATTCCAAGGGTACTTCTTCACTAGCAGTGTGAACTGATTCGCCACGTAATGCTCGGTGGCTGTCGGGTACTGCTGTCCCGACAACGAATCAGCGAGACGGTACAGTTCCGGCCACTTCTTCTGCCGTAAGGCGTCCGAGAGTGGTTGGAGGAACTGATGCTCCTTCTGACTATCCAGCAGCCGCGCCAAGAAACGGGAGTAATTCCCGAATCCATTTCGGCGCAACGTCTCCGACACCTGTCGAAGACGTTGCTGTTGGCGACGCTCTTTGGGGTTCATATTGATACTCCTTTGAGTTGCGCTTGTCCAGAATTGGTATAAGCGCGAGTGTAATGATCATCACAAACACGAGAGTTGTGATGGCGAGAATGAACCTGCTCAACTGGCCGCCCGATTTATTGGGCGATCAGTTGTTTCTTAAGCAGGTCCTTGAATGCCGTAGTGGCAATCCAAGCTCCCATGTCATTGCACAAAGCGTCGATGTCAGCAGAGGCCGCGCCCACAGGGATCGACACCGGAACGCGAAAGATCGCGTCATGGGTCGGTGTGAGGGCACCCGTCAGCGTGAGCGTACGAGTCAGTTTGGCTTCAGCACGTGCCACTCCCGAGAACGTCGCCACCGGAGCCGCGGCTTGCCGGCTCAGCTTAACGTAGTCCTTAACGGACATGGTATGGGCTGGGCCGGTGTAACCGACGGAGTTGGTGGAGTACGCATCGGGAGCGTAGGATTTCGCATTGATCGACAAAGACATTATAGTCCTTTCAGGTTAGTTGACGGCGTAGTTGAGCGAGTCTGCCCATCTACGATAAACTCGTTCCTTACGGTCCGAGTAGGCAAGGCTTGGGGTGGGGCCAACTAAGGCCTGTACCCTTACCATGCGCGACGCAACGAGCCCTATCGCATCCGCCACTCTCGTAAAAGTATCGAACTTAAAGTCCGAGACTCGATCGAAAGAGGTAGGTAGCAACGGGGTCCGAGTTGTCGTTACACGAATGATTCCGCACGTCCCGTTAGGGCCGGCGATCTTCGTATACGGTGCAGGTGGTGTTCCGGAGCCAGTGATCGCGTAAGCGTTCGACGTAACTCTAGTAGTCACCATGCAACTTCCGAGCTGATTCCACCCAAACGCGGGTATCCCAGCCTGAACATAGGAGCTCAGGTTGAAAAACCAATCGCCGACGAAGGAGTAAGTAGTGAGCTGCAATGGAAGCATTGCAAGCCCTTTCCACGAGAGACCGAGGTTATTAGCGAGGCTAACAAAGCCCTCGTCTAGGGACATCGCACGGATGGTCACCTGTTCCTTGACCTGGTTTGACCAGGTCGCGTTCCAGAAGCCATCCACGGTAGTCCCAGTAGTCACAGCGTCAGCGTAAAGCTGCTCCTGTGCTCGTGTTGTTATCTCTCTTCGTCCGCCGCGTTTATGTAGGCTAGATAGAATGTTTCGAATATCTTTCATCAGCGGCGTGATGCCGTAACGATACATAAGATATCCTGAGCTGACCTCTCTCATGAGAGACCGACTCAGCGAACTCCGCTCGGTGCTTTCGAGTAACCTCTTTGAGAGGTCCTTTAGGCGCCCTAAGGGTTCGTTCAACATTTCTATCGTCTGTCTATATTCAGCCAAGCTTTCCCAGAGATCTGAGTCCGCTGTGCCGCGTTTCGACATGACTTCCGTTGAAACCAATCTTTGGACCCGGGTTATTTCCGAATCACTAAGACTTGAGGAGAATACAGGCAATCGATGCCCGTTCCCGTTAGCCGCCTGTAAAGGCAAGAAACTCAACGTGTGAGGAGCGTTAAAACTCCGCCACTGCTGAGTGTTCTGGGTCGCACCACACTTGGTGGTCGTCCCGACTTGATAAGGACCTCCTGCTGTCGAAACCGTTACTTCCTCGCGTGACATGTTGTTGAAGAATTTCTCTCCAGCTTCACGTCTTGCATGAAAGCGCGGTATCACGTAGTCTGCCATCGTCCTATAGCTACCGTCCAATGCCGGTGTCCCACCTAGACCTGTTGAGGTCCAAGAGGAATCCGTGCATCCGGCGGCTAGGGTCTTCTGCTCCCCCCAGGGGACTGCAGTAATGGTATAGTCACGACGAACTCGTAAAAGAGGATCGTCACTACGTGTCGATGGTTCCATGGGTTTACTCCTGTGGGTGACGGTCAGAGGTCAGTTAACCAAACTGACTTGACCGTAGAATCCTAGACCCACCTTCCCCTCACGCCGGGGGGAGATGCGCCAGCTCACTAACAAGCCTAAGACGGGTAGTCAACTCCTCATCGCTGAGGTCGTCGACACCGTCCAAGGGCACCACTACATTGTGCTTACGCGCAACGATAGTGGCGAACGCCCGAATCGCGAACAGATTCCAGATGCGGCTGGTCCCCAGTAGGGAACCGCGCACACCTGAGTCCGTCTCGCGCGAATGGTTGTTAGTAGCCATAGCTATCTCCTTTACGGTTAAAGAGCTTACCAGCCTTCTTTCTTGTTTCTTACGCCACGGATGGCGCCAACGTCCCTACTAGGGATGGAGGAACAAGTTTGAAGATTGTTGGGCCCGTGAGGGTGGGTGGAGTCTA